AGCGAAACCGCCGTTGCTTATCTCGGAGATTCAACAGTTTCATCAACTACTGGTTACAAACTAGATGTGAATGACAAGATTTCCTTAGCCAACCATGAAGGTGAAATTTGGGCAGTCTCAGCTTCTTCTTCATCGATTTCGGTTTTAGTCATTACGCGATGAATTCAGACACCGCCACAATCATATATTCCTATTTTTTTGTTTTCATTACTGTCTTTGCTGGTCTTGGGATTTTAGCCAAGCACACGATCAAGAAACATACCGAAGGCATTGAAGACAAATTGGCAAAGATTGAATACGCGCTTTTCAACGATGGGCAAACTGGCCTAATCAACAAGGTTGATCAATTGATTGAAAATCAAAACATTATCAAGATTGATGTTGAAGTGATGAAGGCAATTACCGAAGCCAAGCCAACTCGCACTCGGAAGGCANAATGACCGGCAACGATGTTTTGAAAGCGGCTCAATCCAAACTTGGCACTGTTGAAAAAGGTGGCAAGGATGGCAAGTCAGGAAATATCGTTGAATTTTGGGATTGGTGGAAGAAGGTCGTTGGCGAAAATGGCCAAGGTCAAAGTTGGTGCGCGGTGTTTGTTTCTTGGACATTTGCCCAATGCGCGGCTTCCTCACTGATTGCCGCCAAGAACAAGTTTGGCTTTATCTATTGTCCAGATGGCGTTGCCTACTTCAAAAAGCGCAATGCGCTTATTGAACCGCACAAGGCGTTGCCTGGCGACATTGTCTTCTTCGATTGGGAAGGCAAAGGCATTGCCGATCATGTTGGCATTGTGGAAAGCGTTGCCGCCGATCATCTAAACACCATTGAAGGCAACACATCGCCGGAAGGCGTTGCCGGTAGCCAACAAAACGGCGGTGGCGTTTATCGCCGCAAACGATATTTCGGAAAGACAATCATTGCGGTTGCGCGACCAGCGTGGCCGATTATCACACCAACCAAATAAGGGAAACCATGAAAATAAATAATGCCGCACTCGCTTCATACGCTCGATCATTTCTAGCCGTAGCAATCACAGCAATCGTTTCACTAGGCAAATCTCCAATTGACTTTTCCTCATCTGATTGGAAACACGCCGCAAATGCAATTTGGATTGCAACAATTCCAGTAATCATCCGCGCTGTAAATCCAAAAGATTCACTTACAATCACCAAATAATTGACAACCAGGGGCGTAGTTCTCAACACAGAAACTAAGCTCGCAGCGTTACTACTCGCCGAGGCATCTTTCCAGAAGTATTCTAAAGTTTTCGGGCATTACCGAAACACAGCGAATTCACATTTGGTTGGTCGCCTCGGCGAATTTGCCACATATACTCATTTGAAAAATCAAGGGCTAAACCCGATTCCGCACTTTCTTGAATTGAACAAAATTCAAAATTGCGACATTGATTCAAGGGTTGGGCGCATTGAGGTCAAAACTTGGAAAGCCGAGTTTTGGGATGATTGGGGCAGGTGCGTGAGCGTGAGCCAATTGGCTTCGGTCAAGCGCAAGGCCGATTTGATCATTTGGTGCGTTGCTGATGAGATAGAGTCAGACACTCCGAAAATTGAATTCAAGGGGTGGAGCGAGGTTAGCGATATTGAGAACCTTGAGCCTAAGATGACCGGCAAGGAAAGTAGGCAAATCTATAACTATCAATTTGATGAGGCGAGTCTCAATTCAATTGATTCACTAATAACCAGGGAGATAAATGAACAGGGAAGAAACATTGCAGGAGGCAATTCGTCTGACAATGGGTGATCGAAATAAATCTTACGATGACCCTTTTCCAAATCATGACAGAATTGCAAAGATTTGGTCAGTTATTCTTGGCGTGGAAATTGATGCCGCTCAAGTTGCGCTTTGCATGGCTGGATTGAAATTGGCAAGGTTGGCTTACAAATACGATGACGATTCTTTCATTGACTTAGCCGCTTACGCCGCAATTGCAAATGAGGTTCGGCGATGAAGGATATGGCGATCATTGTGCCGACAAGAGGGCGACCTTCCAACATTGAGGATTTGCTTTTTTCCTTACAAGAAACCGACACAGTCTCCGACCTTGTGATTGTTGTTGACGATGATGACCCTGAGATTGACCACTATCGCGAGCTATCGCCGGCGCAAATGATTGTGTTGCCACGCGAAGGCAAAGGCATGGCCAAGCCATTGAATAAGGCTTCGTCAATGCTTCGCGATGACTACCGCCACTTTTGTTTCATTGGCGATGACCATCGACCACGCACACAGGCGTGGGACAAACTATTCATTGACGAACTAGATCGCCTCGGTGTTGGTCTGGTCTATGGCAATGACCTACTGCAAGGCGAGGGCTTAGCCACTGCCGTTGCGATGACTGGCAACATTGTCAAAGCACTCGGCGGCATGGTTCCACCTGGTCTCATCCACCTTTACCTTGACAATTTCTGGATGAAACTTGGCAAAGACTTGGGCGCGATGACTTACTTGCCCGAAGTAATCCTTGAACACCTTCACCCAATTGCCGGCAAAGCCGAATGGGATGAAGGATACAAAGCGGTGAACGCGGAGGAAGTTTATTCTGCCGATGCCAAAGCATTTGATGAATACATAAATGGCGCGGCTTATGTTGAGTTATTGACGGCGCTCAAATGAGAATTCTTATCACAGGCGATGCTGGATTTGTTGGCCGTCACTTCAAACACAAGTTGCTCAATTTAGGTCACGATGTTGTTGGCGTGGATATTGTCAACGGCGTAGATGCAAGAGATTTCTTTCGCAATGACAACACTCGATTTGATCAAGTCATTCACTTAGCGGCAGTCGTTGGCGGTCGCAAGATGATTGAAGGCTCACCACTTGCGCTCGCCGTTGACTTGGCTATTGATGCAGAGCTGTTCGGTTGGGCGCTTAGAACCGATCCTGGCTGTATTGTTTACTTCTCATCATCGGCTGCCTATCCTGTTGCACTTCAAAAGGATCATGGCTGGATGATGCAAGAGCGCGACATTGACTTGAACAAAATCCGAACTCCTGACCTGTCTTATGGTTGGGCAAAGTTGACCGGCGAGATGCTTGCTTCTCACGCTAGGCAACAAGGATTGACTGTTCATGTCTATCGGCCATTTTCAGGATATGGAACCGATCAAGCTCTTGACTATCCATTCCCATCATTTATTGAACGCGGCAAGCGCAAAGCCGATCCATTTCAAATTTGGGGCGATGGCACACAAGTCCGAGATTTCATCCACATTGATGACATAGTCAATGCCACTTTTGCCGGTTGCGATGCCAATATCGAAACTGCCAATCTCTGCTCAGGTCGGCCAACTTCATTCAATGAATTGGCGCGGATGGTGGGCGATGCTGTTGGCTATGACTTTGACATCGAACACCTTGAGGCTGAGCCAACTGGCGTGGCCTATCGAGTCGGCGATCCGACATTCATGAACACCTTCTATAAGGCGAAAATCAGCCTTGAGGAAGGCATCCAACGCGCTCTCGCTGGCTAGTAGCCGCCTCGCCTGGCTCGCCAGCCTGATAGCAAAAGACCCTCATTGCCCGACTACGGTTGGCGGTGGGGGTCTTTTGCGCTTGCCTGTGGATAACTTGTGAGGAACGACACGCCGAAATTGAGTCGTTGCAATTGTTCAAAATTTGACTTGTCGGGTGTATTCTTTCACTCAAGAGCAGAAACAAGGATTCTGCGCCAACCGAAAGGCAAGACAAAATGGCTACAACTTCACAATTAGTTCAATCACAAATAAAAGTTGACTCATCAATACTTTGGGTCTCAGACAATGGCGATGTTACTTGCGCCGAACACGCAGGAATGTATTTGCGTTCTTCAATTGAAGCAAAACCAAAAGCACAGTCACATAGGACACCACTTGGAACTTGGGATGCTTATGCTTCAAATTTACTTGGTGGACTTCCTTGTTCAACTTGCGTTGATTGGATGACATTGGATTTGAATGATGTGAGTGCATAATGTTCACCATTTTACTTATCATTGGCATAACAATTTTTTTACTGCCATTCCTCTTGTGGCTAGATCGCAACTCCATTGACTCAGATGAATTCCAATCAGTTGAAGATTGGCACAATTTCCGCAAAACGCTAGGGGACAAATAATGGCTTGGAATATCTTGGCAATATCACTTTTACTTTTTACAACTGCTGGATTTTATCTTGGAATGCACTCCGAGCGAGATGCTTGGAAATTATCAAACAAAAGACTTTGCGCCGACCTGCAAGTTGCTTATCGGGAAAATGAGGAACTGCGCGAACACATCCACTTCCTTCGCAATCCGTCTGCTCAAAGGTAACGATGAGCAAAGCGAAGCAAAAGGGGACTGCGGCTGAGACAGCGCTCGTCAAGTTCCTCCAGGGACAGGGCTTTCCTGGAGCAGAACGGCGAGCGCTTGCCGGAATCAATGATCTCGGCGACATCACAGGAACTCCTTGCTTAGTTTGGGAAGTGAAGAATCAAAAGAAATACAACATCCCAGAATGGCTTCGCGAAACTGAAATTGAGCGCAACAATGCCGATGCCGATTATGGCGTTTTGGTGGTGAAACCAAATGGCGTTGGACTAACTAAGGCTGGCGAATTTTGGGCGATTATGCCTGTTCAATTTATCGTTGATCTACTTCGAGAAGCTGGATACGGCGACTCTAAATGACAATGGATGCCCTCTTCAATTTCCCTAAGTTTCCCGAAGCAAAATGCGCCGGAACTGGCGATTTTTTCTTTCCTGACTCTCAGGTACAATTAGAGGAACGATTGCCGCGCTTGCTTGAACTCTGCGGATCGTGCATTCATCGGGCTGATTGCCTTGACTACTCCATAGAAAATGAAATTCCAGATGGTTTCTGGGCTGGATATTCAGCCGAAGAACGCAAAGCCAAATTCAAAAACAAGGAGGAAAAACGAACCAACTCTCTCAGGGAGATTGTCCGTCAACTATCCACCGGCTTCACAAAGGAAGAGATTGCAAAAGATCGAGGAATTCAAATCAATTCACTTGATCGCACTCTTGACCGAGCCAAGCGAAAGGGGCTTATCTAATGAGCCAACAGCAAAGATTCTCAAACACAATAATCGCAATTCTCGCAATATCAATTCTACTTATGGCTTTGATTTCTAACGGCCTTGTCTATCGAAATCAACCGGCAAGCGTTATTCGAGTTCAAGATGCCATCGTTCTTGATGATCAAACCAAAGTTGGATTGTTCGTCAACGAGCTAATGACTCAACGCCAAGCATCGTGCTTGTTGTGGATTTTCAATAAAGAAAGCCACATCAATTCCAAAGCCAAGAACCCCAGTTCCACAGCCAAAGGCGTTGGACAACTCTTGGAAACAACTTATCGCAACATTGGCTTGAAGCATTCAGCCGATCCACTTGCTCAGGTGGTTGCATCAATCGCCTACATCTCGCGCCATTATGGAAGCGATGGCGCTTGCGCTGCCAAAGCCTTTTGGCAGAAGCACAACTACTACTAAACAACAAACACCAAACAGGGGAGCAATACAATGTCAACACAAATCAATCAGCAAATGGTTGACCTCGATCCAACAGCATCAGCATTCCTGACTGCTTATATTGAGGCCAGAGCCAAGCAAAAGGAATGGGCAGAGAAGGCCGACATCGCTCGCCAGCAAGTTGAGGCAGCGATGGGCGAATGCGAAGTGGCGCTAGTCAATGGTCGCGAA